TGGATCACTTGTGACATTCAAGCAGTATGATAGAAAATTAGATCGCAACGAAAACAAGACTTATATAATTACATCAGACCAAGATTTCAATGTAGAACTTGCTAAAATCATCACAATGGAAAGCCTAAGGTAATGATCGCAGAGGTTGAAGATAAAGTTTATCAGATAACATCGTTGAATCCCAACAGTATCAAGATTACCTATATTATGGTCAAGATACAAAGTGGCACAGAACACACAGCCAGGATTGATGAATGGTATCGTTGGGGGCGCGGACTTTTACCAACTACAGAAAAACTCAACGTCAATGCTAGTTATATAAAATGCGATCTTGACTTGGGTGGCGAATTGGATGATTGTATTGCTGTGAGTTACAACTTTGATGGCGACACTTGGACCGACAAGGATCGTCACCGAATTCAAAAGGACTATGTTCGTGGTGGCGCAGAAAAGATACAATCAAATGACCCAGATTGGCACATAAAAGAGTCAGCTTTCTATATAAATGCTCCGTTTCAGGTTGCTCTTATTCCAAAGCCCATGTATAATCATGTTATTCGTAGTCATGTTAGAGAACCTAAGAAATCATCAAAACAGGAGAAGTCATGAATCAAGAACTACGTGATCAAGCCAATCGTATTATGGCAGCAGCTACACGCCAAATTTGGGTCACGTTCCGTCGGGAAGGAATCCATCGCTACCCGGCTGCAGCAACAGATCTATCATTGGCCACAGGAGACCAATATGATGTTTCGTTCCTTGCTAATCCTCATAGGCATATTTTCCATTTTCGTGTCAGTATCGATGTTTATCACAACGACCGCGACATTGAGTTCATCCAGTTCAAACGCTGGCTGGAGTCGTTGTATTCTAGCAACGAAGGTGTATTGTCGCTAGATTACAAAAGTTGCGAGATGATGGCAGATGAACTATATATTCGAATAGCCAGTCGTTATTCTGATCGATCAGTGACAATTGAAGTCAGTGAAGATGGAGAAAACGGCTGTATCATTGAATACCCTACCCATAAATCTTCCCTATCAATTAAAATCTAAGGAGCTACCATGCCCCGAACAAAAAAGTCTGCTGAACTCATAACCGAGCAAGAACGACTCATCGCGATGTTGAAATTTACACCATGCACCTATAAGATTAGTCTTTGGGGCTACGGCGGTGAGTCTGCGATGGGCACAGTGAAGCGTGAAATCTACGATTACTTTAGACAGCGTAGATTAGACGTCAGTGGCTTTGCCTGGGATAGCGACTACGCCGAAGAACACAACATACCCGAGGCAATGTGGCCATTCTCTCCTGGTTCATGGTATGAATGCGATAATATGGCACATACCAATGGTGTTGTACTGGATAGCGGCACTGTACACATTGAAGATGAAAACGGTGACGAAGTACTCCGAAGCGGGCTTGAAGATTTCCAAGACCAAGATTGTCCGGAGTTTGATTATGCAGATGCAGTGTTTATTGATGACCAGCCTCCAGGTACTGTAGTGTTCATTGGCAACAGCAACGAAAAGGGCACGTTCTTTGAAGGTAGTATTGATCTCACTGCTCCGTTTGATATCAACAAACTAACTTTCCATGTTGAAGATGTGGACGGCAGCGATGTTGTTGTTGGTGCGAGTTATGGTGATGAGTCTATTGATAACTATGGCGGTGACACTACCGGCAAGAGTTCAGAATTTGGATTCTATGTTGCAGGATCATTGAAAGACGGTAAGTGGGAACGTTATCGTGACAGTGACGACTGCACTTACGAAATGACAGACTGGCTTTCAAAGAAAGTCACGCCAGTACGTGAAGGCATTTATGAAATTGACACAGGCAAAAAGAACGAATGGCCAAACTATAGTCTAACAACAGCCCGGTGGACCGGCACACGATGGATCTCTGTTTGGGCAGATGACCTTCCCGAATCTGAAGAAGTAAAAATTAAACAGTGGCGTGGCATTGCTTACGATCCTGATGCTGCATAAAATTATAAACTAGGAGATACAAATGGCAAAAATAACAATCAAATCAAACCCAAAAGTCACACAAATACTTGATGACCTTGAACAGTTTTTAGAATTCTGTCGTAACTATGGGTACAAGTTTAACGAAGCTGATCTTTACAACTGGAAAAGTTATGCCTATCAGCAGTTTAACAAACTGCAACAAGGCAAGTCAGTGAAAAATATGTGGATGCAAGATAGTCGTCGCTAAAAGTGTCCAAGTTACGTGCATTGATTAATGGTTGTAGTTTTTCACGGGGGCCACTTGCTTGGCCCTATTTTCTTGATACTGTTGATCAAACCAATATTGTAAATCTTGCCTGTGCTGGTGCCGGCAATACCTATATACACGAAACTACTGTTAATGCAGTGGCTCAACGCAACTATGATATTGTACTGGTAATGTGGTCAGGTATTGAACGGGTAGATTTAAAAATTTCTCACCCAGAAGTGTTTGGTCTAAGTACTTGTACCAGTCGCTATCAGCGTCGTCAAAATGACTGGCTTGAAAAAATTACCACTCCGTTTGATGATCAACAGTTGGTGGAATCTGATTGGATCTTCGGGGCGGGGCATTACAATGGCGATGCAGTAATGCATGAAAGTGGAGTATTTGACGGTATCTATAGATATCAAGAACAACCACAGTTTAGATATGGCCTATTGCAAAAAATCATTGCTTTGCAAAATACACTAAAGAACATTAATGTTCCCTATGTTTTTATGTTTTACCAAAATTACATCTCCGAGTTGCATTTAGATCAACATTTGTGTAAACTAGTGGATTGGAATAATTGTTTTGTTGACGACAACATCTACGATATTGCCACAACAAACAACTGGTTTGATCATGATGGATTTCACCCAGGTATTGATGCCAATCAACTGTGGGCAGAAAAGTTAGATAATTTTATAAAGGAAAAATATGCGTAAACTATTTTACATGGGGCTGGAGTCGTACGAAGCAAGGTACACCCTACAGCTTTCAGAATGGAACCGTCGAGTGTTTGAACGTCGTGGGCTTGATGTTGTTTACGTTCCTGGCACAACCATTGATAACTCACAGGCCATCTCAGTGGGGCAAGTGTTAGACGCACATGGTCGCAGCTTCTTTGGCATGAGTCAGATCATGAATCTTGTACAAATGCACAAAAATGGCGAGATCACTAACGAAGACGTTATCTACTTTGAAGACATGTTCCAACCCGGCATCGAAAGTCTCCCTTATATTTTTGATCAAGTTGATCCCAGCCAGCGACCCCGTGTTTTTGTTCGTTGCCTGGCTCAGAGCATTGATCCCGATGACTTCGTGCATGTCTGGGGGCTGGAGCGGTGGATGGCGGCATATGAAAAGATGGTCAATGAGTTTGTCACTGGTGTTCTCGCAACAAACGAAGAAATGGTAGCTCACATGCGCATTGCAGGTTGGACTGCTCCGTTATATAATATCAGCGGTCTGGCGTTTGGCAAAGCAGAAGTGCTGGAACGTATTGGCGGTGCAGACAATATCAAACCGTTTGATCAGCGTCCAATGCGTGTGGGATTTGCAGCAAGATTTGATCAAGAGAAACAGCCAGAGTTTTACATGGATCTCATTGAAATGTGGCATCAGCAAGGCAGCTACCCTGTGGAGTTCTGTGTGTACTCCGGTGGTCCATTGCGTTCAAATAATCCCCTGCATCTACAACGAGCACGCCAGATGCAAGAGGCCGGGCTGCTGACTATATGTGAAGGACTAAATAAAAATGAGTACTACAATCTTCTTAACGATACTAGAGTATTGTTTAACTGTGCATTGCAAGATTGGGTATCTAACACAGTAAGTGAAGCCGACACACTTGGTGCCAACGTACTGTATCCTGCTTATAGAAGTTTTCCTGAAACTTTTGCAAACGATCCAAATCGCTTATACGTTCCTTGGTCAATTGATGATGCTTTCCACAAGCTAGGTAATTTACTTCAAGCTCCGCATCATAACATGGGATTAATCAGCGACTGGAACAATGGCACAGTTGATCGCATTGTTGATATTATTTCGCATCCTACTAAAAATCGAGAATGGTACAGAGGAAGCAATCGATATCGTGAAAACGTTGCCGAAGCCAAGTACCATGTCAATAAAATAATATGAAAATATTTGTAACGGGGGCATCTGGATTTATCGGCAGTCATCTTGTGCCAATTCTTGAGTCACGACATGAAGTCTATGCAATGCAAAGTGACTTATTGGATTTTGTGGCAGTTGAACAAGAACTGCTAGGGCAAGGTCCAGATGTAGTAGTACACTTGGCTGCTCGAACCGAAGTTGAAAAAAGTTTTTACGAACAAACCAGCTTCAGTGAAGTAAACTATGTGGCATCAGTAAATCTTATTGAAGCCGCAGCCAAGCTAAAGAATCTACAGAACTTTGTGTTTGCTTCAACTATGGAAGTCTATGGGTGGCAACCCATCAGTGACGAAGTGCGCCTAACTGGCAAACCCGGAAATCCAATAGCATTTGATGAAAATACTATTCCGCACCCCAATGCTCCCTATGCTGTGGCCAAGTTAGCAGTGGAAAAATATCTTGAATACATGCACCGATCCCATGAGTTTCCCTGGACTGCTATACGTCAAACCAATAGCTATGGTCGTCGTGACAATGACTTCTTTGTCACTGAACAAATTATAACACAAATGTTGAAAAATCCTGATCATGTCTACCTTGGTTATCGAACTCCTTATCGTAATTTTATTTTTATTACTGACTTATTAGAAGCCTGGGTGCGTGTGATTGAAAATCCCGATGTCGTTGGCACTGGTATTGTGATGACTGTGGGGCCAAACGACCCCATACGCATTGATGACTACGCTGCAATGATTGCCGATAAAATTGGCTGGTCAGGAGCCATGCACTGGGATTCAAAACCTCGTCGTCCAGGTGAGATCTATTGGTTGAATAGCAACAACAATCTCATACACCAGCTGCTGGGTTGGCAGCCAACAGTTGATCTTTCACAGGGTCTAGATCATACCATAGATATCTGGTGCAATAACTTAGGAATAAAATGATTGGGCATGGCCACATTGATCCAATTTGGAATCAACAGACATTAGATCAGTTGGTTTATCAACGCAAGGATATGTCCGACAGTCCCAGTCGAGGTGAAGACATCTATGTCTGGAACGATCTAACAGATCGTGAACGTTATTGGGATATGATTTCGTTGGACGTTGCTGATGATATCAACACCAATAAATTTTGGCATCAAGATCCGTGGCCCGACCTCAAAGAAAAATTTATAGTTATTCATCACATGAAGCCCGGACTTATACAACCATTGCACGGTGATTTGTATAGAAGATACAGCAAGAATCACAATGTTGCAGATATTGAAACTATCACACGAGTATTGATATTTTTAACAGACTGGCAAATGGGACAAATTTTTCACTGTGATGGTCAATGCTTTGATGACTGGCGGTCCGGTGACTGGGTATCCTGGACTGGTACTGCCACACACATAGCCGGAAACTTTGGAAATCATTCCAGGTATACCATGCAAATCACCGGGCTGAAGCAGTGAAGAATGTATACTTGTTTCAACCGCAATATGTTGTAGAGTTTCAGAACAAGCCTAATTATTGGTTACCTTACAGTGCCGGATGTCTTTGGAGTTATGCCGGCCAGTTCACGGACATAGTTGATAATTTTCAACTTGCTGGGCTGTACTTTCAGAGAGATCCAATTGATCAAGTCATGAGTGAACTCTGTAACCCTGCAATATGTGGATTCAGTTGTTACATGTGGAACGAGCAGTATTGTCTGGAACTGGCCCGACAGGTAAAGATTAAATTTCCTGATTGTGTGATAGTATTTGGTGGGCCTCAGAGCTCCTCGCAAATGTATGCACACCAGTTTATTGATGCCATTGCAATGGCCGAAGGTGAGGAAAGTTTCGTAAAGATACTGAGAAGTATATTACACGACAACACCGTAGATGCGTTATATCCTGCTGATCGATTACAAGACTTAGATATACCAAGCCCATATCTCACAGGAGTGTTTGACAGTATAATATCAGAGAATCCCAGTGCAGTATGGGCAATGACATTAGAAACTAACCGTGGTTGCCCATACGCTTGTACCTTTTGTGACTGGGGCGGAGTAACATACAGTAAAATAAAACGCTTTGGCCTTGAAAGAGTTGATCGTGAGTTAGAGTGGGCCGCGACACATCAGGTGGCATATATTTTTTGTGCAGATGCTAACTTTGGAATTTTTGTTGAAAGAGATTTAGAAATCAGCAGGCTTATGCGACAACGAGCTGAAAACTCCGCAATAGAAGTCATCAACATACAGTATGCCAAAAATAGTACCAATGCAATATTTGAGATTGCCAAGACCCTAGGACCATATGGACGTGGAGTCACTGTCAGTGTGCAGAGTATGAATGAATCTACATTGGAAGCTATCAAGAGAAAAAATCTTGATGTCAACAACATTAGAGAAGTCATGCAGCTCAGTGAACAACATCAAGTGCCTACATACACCGAAGTGATCATAGGATTGCCAATGGAAACCAAGCACACATGGATTCAAGGGCTTTGTGAGCTATTGGAGCTGGGGCAACATAATTCCATAGACATATGGTTTGCACAAATGTTGGAAAACAGTGAATTGGCCACTGCGCAGAGTCGACAACAGTATGGATTAAAAACCATATGGGTCAAAGATTACATGAATCTTGACAGTCGTGATCGAGGAGCAGTGGCCGAGCATACTGAGATCATTGCAGGCACCAACACTATGACCACAGATGATATCATTGAAGGATACGTCTATGCTTGGATGATCATCCACTGGCATGTCATGGGCTATACACAAATTATTGCAAGATATGCTCGACAAGTTAAAAATATTGCCTATCAAACTTTGTATGATCAGTTATTTAAATTGATATCCACTAGCACAGTATTTCAAGAACATTATCACACTGTGCGTAACAAGACACATCAGTATCTCACACAAGGAGTGATTGACGGAGTAGGGGGACATGCAATCCATAGCATCAGTTATGAATTCATGTATCAGCATCAACAACACGCTGCTGAGTTGGCGATGGCTGCACTGTCAACACTGACAGCAGTTGACCAAGATTTGATTGAATTACAACGCGGTTTTATTGTTGATTTTGATCAACAGTATCCGTTGACTTTGACCACCAGTTATAATATAATAACAGGGGCTCAAGAATCTACTATGTATAAATTCACTGCCAAAAGTTCAAGTGCAATTGGGGATTTTTACACTGCAAGAAGAAAAGGACTTATTAAAAATAGGATGGAAACACTATGACACAGTTAACTCAAGATCAAAAAGCATTTGATAATCAAACTTTAGATTATGATCTAGGTCAGCATCCAATGCCGACTATCATTTTAGGTGAGATTCAAAAATTGTATCCCAATGCCACGTCACTGGATACACTACATGAAGTTATTCCACCGCATGATATACAACGTGTTCAAAACACTGTGAGTCATGCCTTGCTGAACACTAATTTTTATCAACACTTTGATGAAATTGTATCCGAGCATGTTGTTCCACAACTGGGCACCGATGTTCTAATTCAAAAATTTGGTAACTTACGAATCTTGATACCAAATCAAGACAAGTTTGGTGCTGTGTTGATCTTTCATCAAGGCCGTTGGGTAGGAAACGGTCTTGGACTTAGAACTGTTTGGATGCCATTCACTCCATGCTTTGAATCTAACTCAATGCAGATCATGGATCTAGACAAGAGTAGAGAGATGACCAGACAAGCCAAGCGAGAAAACTGGAGCTATGAATATCTAGACTCAACCTGTGCTGACAACAGTTGGCCAATTACATTGCAACCTGGGCAGGCGCATTTGTTCTTCCAAGAGCACATCCATGGTAATATTCCCAATCGCACTGATAAGACTCGTGTCAGTATTGATATTAGATTACTGGTCAGAGACGGTCAGCCACATCGCAAATGGCCAGGTGCGTATTTTAGAAAGTTGCATGATCGCAGTTCAGAGGCAGTGGTGTCCATTGATGAGTCCAAAGATATTGTAGTGTGTTACATGGAATACGATGGTGTCAAGACACGCAATATTGATCTGCATTTCCAGACTCTGGCAGTTCGGCATTACTGTACCAAGAAGGGATATAAGTTTCCTTATCAACACGGCGAGAATGAAGGACTAAATCATGCACATTTGAAAAGCATGATACACACTGGTAATGTCAATCATCTCATTATGTTTAGTATTTTTAGTTTACCCGATGACGATGCCTATCGCCAGGAACTATTGGAAACTGCCTTATATCGTGGATTAATCATACACTTTGCTAATGAAGAAATTGTTCTACAAACTCAGAAAGATTTGGACAACATTCAATACATACGAAACTTCACCAACGATTGGAGTTCTCCGGTTCGGCAACTAGAAGAAGAACTTAGACTTGACAAGTGATCTAAATATGTTTATAATTAACCTATAGACATCCTCGTCTATAACTCGGAGATAATATGGTATATGAAAAAATGTATTACAGTAATGATGAAGAACACCCAAATATGAAACTGCCCGCAAGTGTTAAAATTAGGCAACGACTGTTGGCAGCCAAGCAGAGATTCCACAGCAATGACAACATTGCCGACTTCATTCAGGACGGTGAGCTGGATGAACTTCAAGCCGAAGTTGCAGGCAAACTTGAAGCTGTGTTGACCAGTTTGGTGATTGATATTGATCATGATCACAACACGCAGGATACTGCCAATAGAGTTGCTAAAATGTTCATTCGTGAAACGTTTTCTGGTCGCTATCGAGAAGTGCCCAAGGTCACAACCTTTCCCAACATGGGCTATAAGAGTCTGTACACCACAGGTCCCATCAGCATACGATCTACCTGTGCTCACCACTTTCAAAACATTGTTGGCCGATGCTGGGTGGGTATTGTGCCTGACCAAGAAGTGATTGGACTCAGCAAGTTCAATAGACTTGTGCATCACATTGCCGAACGTCCACAGATTCAAGAAGAAATGACCACGCAAATTGCCGAAGCACTCAAGCAGTATGCCAAAACACCGCATATTGCTGTGTTGGTCAAAGCCGAACATCACTGCATGACCATGCGTGGGGTACGTGAACATGAATCCGATATGACCACTGCTATAATGATGGGTGCGTTCAACGATGATCCTGCACTGAAGAAAGAGTTTTATGATATTTGCCTGTCAATGAAAGGGCATGGTTAATTGATACATAGTATAGCGGGGTGATCTCGCTATACTATAGGAAATAAAAATCATGTCCACAGAAGACACCCCAGAAGAGTTTAAGAAAAAGTTAGATGCACTAAAACCCAAAAAGAAGAAGCTCGCAGTACCCGACGGTTTTTTAGAAAGTGCCAAAAGCTACGAAGGCAAACTAGAAGCTATCAAGATAATTTCTGAGCGAGAAAAGGATCGAGTTATTTTAATGTTTAAGAAGATGCTTGAACCAGAACCACCCCGGCAGCACGTAGAACCACCAGCTAAACCAGTGCCCAAACAACCCGCCAAGAAAAAAGGGATGTTTGGAAAAAAGTAGACTCAAGGAGAATAAAATGTTTGATATTACAACTAACGAAGGTTTTGTTTCATACCGTTCAGCTGAAGAAATTAACTCAGCAATGGGTCGTGTTTACGGCAACATGAGCCTGGCAGTTATTGTGTCAATGTTAGTGAGTTATTTTGTGGGATCAAGCCCAGAGTTGCTTGAATTCTTTTTTACAGGTGTACTAAAGTGGATTGTAATTTTTGCGCCACTTGCAGCTATTTTTGGTGTTGCCATGGTGCTGGGAAATAATCCCAGCAAGGGTGTGGCACAGTTATGCCTACATGGCTTTGCGGCATTGATGGGATTGAGTTTTGCTATGATCTTTGCTGTGTTTACCATGGGCAGTATTGTGTCAGCATTCATGGGTGCGGCCGTATTGTTTGGTGTTATGAGCAGCTATGGTTACTTTACCAAACAGAGCCTAGACAGCATGGGCAAGTTTATGATTGTTGGATTGATTGCTATTGTTATTGCCAGTATTGTTAATATTTTTATTGGTAGTACAGTTATGCAACTGGTAATTTCGGCATTGGCCATCATTATCTTCCTTGGCCTAACTGCCTATGACACACAGAAGATCCGTGAAGAACTCAGCGTAGAGACTAGCGACAGCGCAGAAGTTCGTGGTGCGTTGACTTTGTACATGGACTTTATCAACTTGTTCTTGAATTTATTGCAACTTTTTGGAGATAGGAGATAATCATGGCAACAACAATCAGTGACAAGCTAACAAAGGTAAATGAAGCATTTACTATCAATATGTACGACAACGGATTTATGATTGAAGTTGGCGGGCGCGATGGTGACGATGAATGGAAGAATACTAAAATTATAGTACCAACAGTTGAAGAACTCTTAGTACTAGTCAAAGAAGCAGCATCAATGCCACGAGACTGATATGAAAAGTGCAGCCGAATATACTCAAGAAATTATAAGCCGAGCACAGCAAATGCGAAGCTACAAAGTTCGTTTGCGAGTTGACGATGGCTGGTTACCCATGGGTCGGGTACCGTTTGATATTCATATCAAACACGGTGTTGCCACTCTTACTGTTGTTGCAGAGAGCATGGAATCTGCTCGTGAGCAAGCATCAGTTTATATGGAAAGCGATGATTGGTATGATTGATCTAGAACAGGCTCAACGACAAGGTGTTGCTCCTTGGGATGATGTAGTATGGGAAGACTTTCACATAGTAGTATATCGTGATCGCTATCCAGTTGCCCCAGGACATTTGCTATTTGTTCCACGATACAATAATGTGGGCATAATCAATGAGGCAGTTTATTCAGCAATAACACATGGCAACAAAATGGTTGATCAAGGTGAATGCGATGGATTCAACATTGGTATTAACTTTGGCGAGGCAGCTGGGCAAACTGTGATGTATCCACATGTACACATGATACCACGCCGTACTGGAGATTGCGAGGATCCTGTTGGCGGAGTACGCGGCGTAATCGCCGGGCAGGCCAATTACAAAAAAGAAGGTTATAAA